GCGATCGGCCACGTAGAGCGCGTCCGCGCTGTAGAGGTCGGTGATGTCGCTCTGCGTGGCATAGGCCATGTGTGAAACCTCTTCAAAACGGGCCTTTTAAGGTCATGCCCGGGACCCGCCTTTCACGTACGGGGGTCGGCGACGCCCCCTCTCGGGTATTCCTTCGGCCGTTCGGCCGTCAGCCCGCCTCGCCGGGCGGCCGGAAGCCGCTCTGCGCCAGCCGGCGCATCGCCTCGTCGCGGGCCGCGTCGGTGATGAGCGCGTCGTCCATGTCCGGCAGGGCCGCGCGCAGCGCCCGCATCCGCGGCTGGCCGTCCTGGGTGAAGTCCCCGGGCTCCAGGGTCGGGATCACCCGCACCAGCTCGTCGACCGGGCCGGGCGCATCGTCCTCGACGAGGACCGCCTCATCGGCCTCGGGGAACTCCTCGGGCGCCGCCTCGTCCAGCGGCTCGACCTTGACCGCAGGGTCGGCGCGCAGCCGCGCCCATTCGCGGGCGGTAAAGGCGCCCCGCTCGAACACGGCGCCCTTGTCGGTGAGCCGGACGCCGCAGCGCCAGACGTGCCCCGTCACGCCGGGGGCCGATACACGCGCCCCCATGATCACGCTCCCTCCGGCGGCTCGAAGCCCTCGGCCTGCATGGCCTCGAAGACCTCGTCGCGGATCGCGGCGGTGATCTGGACCTCGTCCGGAAGGACGTCACGCAGCGCGGCGACCTTCGGCTTTCCGTCCTGCTGGTAGGCACTCGCGTCGAGGTCGGTGATGGCCTCCTCGATCGCGGCGCGCGCCTCCGCGTCCGCCCCCGGCGTGTCCTCCGGGGCCGGCGCGATTTTCAGGGCGGGCTCGGCGTGCAGCCGCGCCCACTGCGCCTCGGTGAAGGCATCCCCGGCCACCCGGACCCCGTCGCGCGGAAAGAAGGTCCCGCAGCGAAAGAAGCCGGACGGCCGGGTGGAGCTGATCAGGTACATGCTCATCGGCTACCCCCTTACCCGGCCAGCCAGGGGATGACCTTGACCTCGACGGCCTTGTAGTTGGGGTTCGAGGCCCCGCCGTCGCCGAGCATCACCTCGACGGTCTTGTTCGCGGCCGAGCGCAGCGCCGGCGGCACGACCAGCAGGTTGGGCATGATGCCCAGCGGGCGCCCGCCATCGGCGGTGAACTCCATCATCGCCTGCATCGCGGCGTCGAGGTTGTCGGAGTTCAGCACCTGGCGCGAGGCATAGGCGCACTGCCAGAACCCGTAGCCCACGTTGTGGCGGGCATAGACGCCGTACTGGAACTGGTTCGAGGTGAAGACCGCGTCCGAGGTGCGCGGGTCGGTCTTGGCCTCGAACTCCGGCCGCTTGCGCTCCTGGAAGATGAACGGCTTGAGTGGGCGCGATGTGTCGAGCAGATACCACGTGATGCCCGGGTCGGTGCCGGGAACGTCGTAATTCGAGACCGTCGCCGCGGTGCCCGTGCTGTCGTGGTTCGGGTAGACCGGGTGGTCGGTGTCGAAGAAGTACTGCCCGTCGTAACAGACGTTTGCATTGCCGTTCTTGATCAGCTCGGCAATCAGGATGTCGGGGTGGCGCGCCGCGGAATGCCCCATGGACTGGACCATCGGCGTGTAGATGCCGAGATTGTCGTCCTCGATCTGGGGGCGCTTCACGCCGACCGTGCTTTCCCACTCCTTGTTGACGATCTGGTAGCCGCTCTCCTTCATGTCCTTGACGACACGATCGCCGACCCACTCGCGCAGGTCCGGGAAGTCCCCGAGCCAGCCGTAGGTCTCGGAGGCGGTGGTCGACGGCACGATCGTCGAGACGTCGGTGTAGAAGGTCGTTGCCTTCATCGAGGCGTAGGCGTCCTCGAAGGTCTTCTTGAACCCCGTGCGCAGGGCCTCAAGCAGCGATGCGGTGATGATGGCCATCGGTTACTGCTCCTCGCTTGCCTTCGCCTCGGCGAAGGTTTTCTGGTCAATCCCCAGCTGGCGGCAGATGGCGATCTCTTCCTGGGTGAGTGTTCCGGTCCTGGTGCCGGGCGTCTTGTCGTCCAGGCCCGAGTTGCGCGCGATCACGGGCGCGGCCTCGATCATCTTCTCGAAGCGCTCCAGCCCGCCCTCGACCTTGCAGGCCGCGATGTGGAAGTCGCGGCTGGAGGGGGCGATCTTGCCGGCCTCGATCGCCGCGTCGACCGCGGCGTTGATGGCCTCCTCGGTCCGCTCGGCTTCCACCTGCTCGAGCTCGCGGACACGGTTCATGGCCAGGTCGTAGTCGTCCTTGGGCACGAACTTTTCCGGGTCCGGCGACTGCGCCCGGTTCAGGGCGGTCGTCTCGCGCTCCTTGAGCGTGTTGATCGCGACCACCGCATCGGCGGCCGTCGCGTCGGAATTGAGGCCCAGGGCCTCGAGGACAGCCTTGTCCATCGTCGTCTCCTCTTCTTCGCGCGCACTGTTGAGTGCGGCGAGCTGCAGGTTCGGGCTGTTGGTGAGTGCGGCCGAGACCATCTTGACGATCTCTCCCGCGGGCTTGGTGAAGGCGAAGACGGGGCTGATATAGCGATACCCGCGCGAGCTCAGCAGCGCCTCACCCTTGTCGGTCCAGCTCACGCGCCCCCAGAGCGCGCCGTCGCGCACCTCCATGTCGGAGATCCAGCCGACGGCCGGGGCGGGCTCGCCCTTCGCTCCCTTGATCTGGGTGGCGTGCTCGATGTCGACGGGCAGCTCGGCCCCGTGTCGCTGAAAGGCCGCGACGACCTCCTCGGGGCTGGGCAGCGTCCAGCGCCGGCCGTCGCGTCCCTGGATGTCGGGGCCAGAGGGTGTAAGTTGGATCCACTCCGGGGCCGAAGCCCCTTCGAGGTTCAGCGCCACCGCCTGGATTTGTGTGTACCGCGTCCTTGCCATGCGGCCACACTCGCGCAGGCAGGCGGGCGTATCAGCCTTGAAGGAATTCAGGGGCGGGGGATGGCGTCCGGCGGCGCTTGCGTCAGAGCCGCTCAGCGCGCCGAGGAGCGCCGCTATCCTTGCGAGGGTAGATGCTCCGGGAAAACCCGGCAAGGGTATTAAATGGGTATTTAACGGCGCGCTGCGGCGGTGTTGCGCGCCCCGGTCGCCGCATCACTCGGCTCAGCCCCCGAAAATCCGCCTCAGAGCGTCCAGAAACGGCAGGTCGTCGCGCCACTCCGGATGCTGGCGCGCGCGCTCCGCCATCCAGCCCGATTGCAGATCGCGCTCGGCCACGCGGGCCACCTCCGGGGGCGCGCTGCGCAGGCGGCCGTCCAGGAAGTCGATCGCCGCGCGCACCCGCTGGGCGCCGGGGTTGCGCTCCCAGCCCGGATCGATGCCGCGGGGCACGTCGCGCACCTCGCCGGTGCGGCGATTGACCACCCGGCGCACCGGCACCTCGGGGCTGTCATCGACACCCAGGCGCTCGCCCTCTTCGCGGCTGATCTGGCGCACCCAGCACTTGCAGTCCCAGCCATTGGGCGGCATCCAGCGATCCCAGAACGGATCGTCCACCGACAGGACGAGCCCCTCCTTGGCCGCATGCTCGGGCCGGTGCCGCTCGCTGGGGCCCAGGCGATAGACCAGGTAGGGCCGCGCCTCCTTCGTGCGCTCGATGCGGTCCCACTGTCCGGCGGCACGCGCCGCGCGCAGGTTGGCGCGGTAGATCGTGCGCAGCCGGCGCGGCGATCCGAGCTGCACGGTCTCGGTCAGGCCGGTGGCGGGGTCGACCATCTCGCGCCGCCCCCACCAGCCGAGCCGCTCGAGGCGCGGGCGCAGGGTGCGCTGGAACTCCTCGAAGGGCACGCCCTCGTCGAGCGCGCGCTGCACTTCCCCGCGGATGTCGGAGAGCACGTCCATCTGCATCGCCTTGGCCACGGTGAACGAGACTGCGTGCTCCTCGGGCTCGACGTCGCGCCAGGAGAAGGCCGGCTGCCAGCCCTTGTTGGCGAGAAAGCGGGACGCCTCGGGCGGCGGGCCGGGGCGGAAGCTGTAGCTCGGCCGATCACTCATCGGTCACGTCGCCCTGGGCGCGCGCCTTGAACATGCCCTTCACGAGGGTGTCGATGATGCGGCTTGCGGGCAGGCCGTCGAGCCCGGCCAGCCGCTCCATGACCTCCTCGTAGCTGCCGGCGCCGTCGATGATCTCCTCGATCGGGTCGAGGGTCTCGCCCATGACCTCCTCCCAGTCCTCGAGCATTTCGGTCTCGAGCTCGTCGAGCGCGTCCGCCGGGCCGGGCGTCTCGCGGTTCATCGCGGTGGCCGAGCGCTTCGGCTCGGGCGGGCCGCCCACCACGTCGTCGCCGGGCTCGGGGTCGGAAAAGCCCAGGCGCTGGCGCACCTCGGACTGGTTGAACCGCACGCCCGCCACGGCCAGCCGCGTGACGTTGCGGATGATCATGTCGGTGTCTTGGGGCTCGGCGATCGGGATGGTGATGCGCGGGTAGCGCTTGGGCACGCCGTAGTTCAGGTCGACATAGGGCTTGACCAGGTCGCGGTTGAGCGTGCCGGCCACGGCGCGGGCATCGGCCGAGGCGATGTCGTGGCGCACGTTGTCGTGCACCTCCGCCTGGGCGCGCGACGAGCCGTTGTCGGCCGTCATGGTCTGGCCCAGCACCGCCTTGGACGTCTGCTCGTCGACATAGCGCGCGAGGCTCTCAAATATCCGGTCGCCATTGACCGAGCCGGTCTCCTGGAACTCGATCTCCATGCCCCGTGGCAGGACGGCCGCCGCGTCGGTGCCGATATTGGCGACCGCCGAGAACAGCTTCTCGATGTCCTGCGCCGAGTGCTCGCCGCCGTAGCGGCCGAGGCGCAGCGGCAGGCCGTAGGTCTCGATGAAGGCCACCCAGTCCTTGAGGGTGTATGCCTTGCACATCCAGCCGAAGGCCACCAGCCGGGCGAGCCCCCCGCGCGCGGGCAGGCCGGACTTCAGCCGGGTGCGGTGCTCGATCCACTTGAACGGCTCCAGCGGGATACCCTCGGCCGGGTCGTCCTCGTCGATCAGCCGCAGCTCGCGCCCCGTGGCGCGGTCGAACCGGAAATACCGCTGGTCGCGGTGGATATAGGCGCGCGGCGTCCAGCGCTGCGTGCCGCGCTTCCAGTCGATCTCGATCGCGGCGAACCCCTTGCCCAGGGCGTCGAGCATATCCTCGATCAGGTCGGGGAAGGCATCGCTCATCGCGATGGTCTCGCGCACATCCTCGGCGATCTTCTTGTCCCGCGGGTCTTCCGAGGCGGGCTCGACGACGGGCTCCACCCCGGAGACGGCGCGCTTGCGCACGCCCAGGACCGAGGCGTAGTGCGGGTCGCGCTCCTCCATCTCCTCGGCCAGCACCAGGTAGTCATGCGTGTTGCCGTCGTCGCAGGCGCGCAGGATCGCGGCCAGCCGCTGGGGCGTGAGCCCCGGCGCCACGCTGGGGCCGAACGCCTGGCGCACGCCGGTCAGGCCGGGCTCCGCCTGCATCTTCGTCAGCTCGGCCCGGCGCACCGGACGGCCGTGGGGGTCAAGGAGTGTTCTGCTTTGGGTCATCGAAACCCCTTTCACCTCTTTGGTTTTGGTGGTGGCGGGTCCTTCGGAGCCGACGGAACAGGCTGGACAGCTTCGCGCTCCATCACCATACCCCCCTGCCTGCGCCGAAGCCTGCCGTGGCGCGCACCGGCCGGTCGGCATCCCGCGCCCCGCGGGTGACGGGGCGATAGTCGAAGGGCTGGTAGTCGATCTACGCCGCGGCCACCGCCAGCGCCCCGGCCCAGAAGCGGTCGGCGTGGCCGTCTGTCTCGCCGTCAGCCACCAGACGGCGGATACCCGTGGCGCCCACCTGGCTCTTGATCGCGTGCAGGTCCGCGCGCAGACGCGGGTCGCCGGCGGGGATGCGGATCCTGCGGTCCTGCATGCGGTCCTTGAGCCCCGTGGCCATGTCGAGCTTCGCGGCCGAGGTGAACATCACCCCGTCGACGCGGCTCTCGCCGTGGGCTCGCTTGGCGTCCTCGACGGGCTTTTCGCCCATGCCGGTCTGGTCCATGGCGCAGCGCACCACACGGTAGCGCGCGAAGACATCCGCCAGCAGGTGATCCTGCTCGGCGAAGGTCGCGCGGCGGCGGACGATAACCTCGCGGGTCCACAGGACATCGCCGACCTGCTCGAGCACCCAGATCACGAAGAGGTCGTTGCGCGCGGCGATATCGACCCCCACGAAACACGGCCCGCCCTGGTAGTGCCCCGGCTCGCCCGCCGCCTCGCTCTCGCAGCCCGAGATGAGCTCGTAATCCAGCCAGCTCGTCGCCTCGTCCATCCACTTGAGCTCGAACTCCTGCGCCCAGGCGTCCTCGTCCGCGATGCCCGCGCGCAGCTCGTCGATATCGACGTCGAGCCCGTCCGCCACGGCCTGGTAGATGTCGACCGTGTGCTTCGACCAGGTGTTGTCCTCGGCCGTGATCAGCTCGTAGAACTTGTTGCCCTTGCTGTTGGGCGTGGAGATGACCCTGATCTTGTGCCCGCCGCGCGCGGCGACAGGAAAGGCCGAGGCCCAGATGCGGCGGCTGTCCTGGTGGAAGGCGAACTCGTCGAGCAGCAGGTTGCCGCCGAAGCCGCGGGCCGCGTCGGGGCTGGCCGAGAGCGCGGTGACACGGCTGCCGCCCGGGAAACGGACCTCGTGCGTCTTGTAGCGGGCGTCGAGCTCCGGGGCGTAGAACTCGCCCTCTCCGAACTCCGGCGTGCCCTGCCGGGCGAGCTCGTTATAGGCCGCGTAATACCCTTTTGTGATCGGCTTCAAGGCGTCTTCAAGGGCCTCTTTCGCGGTGGCCTCCGAGCGCGACAGGATCGTCCAGCGCACCTTGCGCCGCCGCATCTCCGCCTGGATGCAGTCGTCGACGATCTCGCCGCAGGAGCCGAAGGTCTTGCCGCCGCGCCGGGTGAACATGCCGATCTTGAAGCGCGCCGTGTCGGATATCCACGCCTTCTGGTAGGGCAGGAAGGTGATGACGGGCCGGGCCATCAGGCGGCCTCGCGGATCGAGATCAGGTAGGGCTTGTCCTTGCGCCACGCGACCAGGCAGCGCATGCCGAGATGCTCGAAGCGCTGGCGCCGGCCGAACAGGAAGGCGAGCGCGGCGGGCCAGAACGGCCCGCGCCGCCAGTTGTGATCGCCGACCAGGACGACAGCGCCGTAGGCAAGATCGGACGTTGGCCCCATCACGCCACCCCGATCAGCAGG